CACAAGATTTTTTGCAAAAAGAGCTGGTGCAGCAGATTCAACTTCAGGTGCTATTTATCTAACTGTTATTTACGCAGGGGTATAACATGTCACAAAGTGGAATATTAAACCGTGGAGTTTATCCTCCAGGTACGGTTGTCGAGACTCTTCAAGGGTCTAACGTTGGTACTCTTGTTGCACCCCCTATATCACCAGATGGTAGTAATAATATTATTTTGAATAGCACTAACGGAAACCTAACGTTTTCGAATGGTGCTGGCAATATTTTAAATTTAACGGTAAGCACGTCGCCTATAACAAACTATGTTGGTGTTGTAGGTGCTGCTCCTGTGCCAACCGAATACACTGCCACAACCTCTAATGAATTTATAAGTTGTGATACTAGTGCTGGCGGCGCGGTAATTAAGTTGCCATCAGCTGGTGTCAGTCAAGGCGAGTTTTGGACTATAAAAGATCGCACTGGACAATCTAATTTTGTAAACCCACCTGATGCTTTTAATGGTGCAATTACTATCCAACCTGTTGATGGTACTAAAACTATAGATGGTGCAGCAACTAAAGTAATCAATGCATCTTTTGGGTCAGTAAGAATATTGTATAACGGTACGAACTACGAGGTCTTCTGATGTCATATAATAGCTTTAGAAACGATAATAATGGTGCAGGGCAATTTGCCTTAATCCAATTTAGAAAAAGTAATAATTTTGCATCTGTAGCTAACCTAGACTTATTAGGTCAAATATTATGGACTGGTTATGATGCTGGAACAAGCACTTATAAATCAGCTAGCTATATTTATTGCCAGGCTGTTGGCGCTCCAGCTTTAGGTGGTAACGTACCAAGCGAACTGCAATTTAACACTAGCTTTGGGGCGGGTACGCAATTAGCTATGACCATTGATCAATATGGTCGAGTGACTCTTAATGACCCAGCTACAAATGAAGCTACGCTGGTGGTTAATAACAATCAAACATCGCCAAACATTAACTTAAGAACTGCAAACGCTACGGCAACTAATAGTCCTCACGTTCACTTTACACGCAGTAGAGCTGGTACAGCAGATGTACAAGCGTCTGACGATCTAGGTCGTTTAGAGTTTAGAGGTTTCCAAGGTGGTACTGCCATCGAAGCGGCTGACATACGAGCGCAAGCTCAAACGGTAAACGGTGCATCGGTCAGTGGTTCTTTACAATTTAGAACACGCCCTACTACTTATGCGGCGATTAATACTCGCATGAATATTTCGGGTGATGGTAATGTAACTATTAACGCGCCAATTAGTGGTACGGCATTAACCGTTACAGGCGTCGCAGGGTCTCTCGCAGCTAGCTTTGCAGGCACTAATACTGGAGGTGTCTCAGTTACTCAAGCTAACGGGGGTTCTAGCTCGTATCAAGCAGTACAAAGCTCAGTTGATGTGCAACCAGTATATTTTAACGCATTTAAAAACCGTGCTGGTGGTATTATAGTAGCTAACGACGTTATTTATCAACTTGGTGCATTTGGCTTTGCTGATACAAATCGACAAGCAGGATTATATCGTATTTTTTCTACTAACGTTGGCGCAAATTATGTGTCAGCTGGTCATGATTGGTGGACAACGTCTACAGCTGGTGCCACCAACCAACGTATGGTTTTAGGTGCCGATGGACTGGTAACTATAAATGCGCCTGCAGCAGCAGGAACCGCGCTTTACGTAAACGGATTTGCTGCTACCGGTAATTATGCAGCTGATTTTGCTGGTAATGTTCCGGGTGCACTATTTGATGGCATTAGAGCTATTAACAATACTACTACAGCTGGTAGTTCATCGCAGATAGAATGCAGTGTGTCAAGTCAGCCATTAACGACAGGCGGCGATCCATACCTGCGATTTGTTAACTATGGATTTAATGCTGTCAGTATAGGATTTGATACCTCCACACAACAATTAGCTATGACGAGCGGAAGCGGCGTCGGTGGTGCCGGCAACTTCTTTACTTGGACGGTGTCAAATAATCAAATCAACCTGCCGTTGCAAGCATGTTTCCATGCATATATAGGATCGCCACAACTAGATGTAACAGGTGATGGTACTAATTATGATGTAATATTTGGAGTTGAAAGATATGATATTTCATCATCATATAATGCGGCAACTGGAGTATTTACAGCCCCAGCAACCGGTAAATATATGTTTACTAGTCAATTAATTATTGAAGGTTTAACTGCTGGAATGACAACTGGTATATATGGGTTTTGGGTAAACGGTGGTTCTTACGTTGGCGGGGTTACTTATTGCAGCCCATATGCTTGCGCACTTGGTGGTTCATTTTTTTCTATACAAAATACGGCAATTTTTGCTTGCACCGCTGGTGATACTGTGCAGTGTAGAGTTCAAGTGAACGGAGGAGCCAAAGTTTGTGATTTTACAAATCAAACCGCCAGTTTTTTTGCAGGACAATTATTATCTTAAAGGATTATTATGAAATTTTATGTAGACCAAACACAAGTATATGAACTAGATGCAACTCAAGAAAAAATCATCCAAGACAACGTCAAACCTGATTTGTTTGTAGGTGACATGGAGCGTCGTGTAGCATGGGTCATTAGCCAAAAGCTAGACCAATCATTTGACCAATTATTTACCCACTGGCTGCCTATTTTACAGCAAAGGTATGAAAGCTTGCCATCTAACAAAAATTTTTTTGCTGAGCTTGTATTTTCCCAGCCAGACTATAAACCTCAGTATCCTGTAGAAACACCAATTAAGGAGTAATATGTTGGAACTATCTTTAATAGCTAAAATACTACTTGTAGGTTCTCTTGTAGGCGGTGTAGCTGTGTATAAATCACGCACGCCAGACTATAAAGACGACAACCAAGTTGAGGAAGTTGTCGAAGTAGTGTTACATAAAGTAACGGGGCTAAATGTAGATCTCACACCTGAAAGTCCTGAAAAGCCTTAACCTTTATCCCCCGCCGTCTAATGAAAGATGCGCGGGGGAGTTTATAAAGGAAATCAGTTTTTAAGACGTTTTATCAAACTAGCAAAATCACTTTGTTTGAGCTGTGCTAAGTTGCTGATTTTGTAGTGGTCGCAAATTTTAGCCGTCAATTGATCGTCTACCAGTGTTTGCAGTTGAGCTAACATGTCATTATTAATAACACCTTGATTGTTAGAAAAAACAACATTAGCAGCATAATTTCCATCATCATCGTCCTCGTCTGAACAAATTATCCCTATTAAATCACGGTACATCACGCGCCGCCAGTATGAATGCGCTCCACTAAAGCCTTGCATATCCCGTTTTGTAGGCTCTAGTTTTTGCCAACAACGAGTAAACTGCTGGCTTGCTCCGTGATGCAGTTCAAGCACTGAATACACATCGCCATCTATATGCAAAACTTTGCTTATAGCGCACAAACCTTGCTCGGCTAATGCTGCCCTACTAGCACGTAGTAAATCTTCGTACAGGGCATATTTTGATTTATAGAATGGGTTATCGGCGTCCTTGGTGCAAATTTGAAAGTCGACTTGTGCTTTTGCAAGTGCTTTATATAACTCGCCAGTGTCGAGGCTTGATAACTCAAAATTAACAGCCATTATACTCTGCCATTTCGTTGGATTGAAGTTGGTTTTTACGGATCAAGATTTCAAGCTTGAGATCCCTAAAGTCTTTGGTTTTACAGTCCTCGCAAAGATGAATTACTGCATATTCTCGAACTAATGGATTACATAGAAAACATTTAGTTGGTAACATAATACTTCCTTCACTATTATAAACTAATCTTAACCTAAACAAACTAGTTTGTCAACAAAAAACCCCCAACATTGTGAGGCGTTAGGGGTTTTAAATAGGAGGAGGAAGTCATTACGACAAGACTTCTGCTTCGATTGCAGGCTTGTCTGAATCAACTATCACATTATAGCGACGTACTAACTCGCTGACAATGTAATTTTGCAAAACTTGTTGTGTGCCTGCGTTAGTAAAACCTGCATTTATAGGCAGGCTATAGCTTACTGCTTGGTGGTAAATGGTAACTAAAATATTATCGATTGTAATTGATTTGTCACCCTCGTGATACACTACACTAGCAACGCCATACCTTAATGGCTGAGCCTCACCACTTTTGAGCTTCTCATCCAATTGCTCTTGACTCAAAATCTCTTTTTCGATTTGTTCGCGAAAGTCTGCGTCACTGATGTGTGGAACTAGTTGTAAATCTGTTAATCTAAACATATTGACACCTTTTGATTTTATAGTATACTATATATAACAAGAACATTATATCATGAAAGCACATATGAACAGTAAAGGCCCATATTCTGGAACAGTAACAGGATATAATTTTGAACCAATTTTCTTAGCGATTATACGAGGTAAATTGATATCTAGTCAAGATGCATGTGCTGAGATAGGTATTAGCAGAACGCATTGGCTAAGGATTCGCTCAGGCAATAAGTACGGCGCGGGCAGTTTAGCGGTAGCCAAGCTGCAGCGTTGGATCGGTGAAAACAAACATTATCTAAAAAACAGTAAAGATTTGCTTTTGTTAAAGGCGTTCCATGAAGAATTTGGAGAACAATAAACCTAAAAGATTAGTGCGAGCTAAGGTGGTCAATCTGCCGCCTGCCGTAAAGCGATGTGAGACTTGCTACAGCAAGCTTACGCATATACCTGTAAACCGTCGTACGATTTATAAAATGAAGTATTTTTGCAGGTGTGAAAAACCTGACTAAACAAATTATGGCACTAATAAAGCTTTTATGCTAAACTAGTGCCAATAAATTTTATCCCACTAACCTACCACAGTAAAGGGAACAGTATGAAAATAACTCTACTATCATCTAATAAAACTAAAAAAGTAGTTTTTAAATATGATTACATACCTAAAAAAGGAGTTTTTAAATATGATTAAAAGTCTAGCTGAATTACTTTCATCTAATATAATTAAAGATTACCACAATCAGGCAAGCAAATCAACTACCTCTAAACCTTTAGGTAATAAGCAAACCCAGCTGTATAATTCCGCTAAAAAACGTTATGCGTTTAACCCTGCCGAGCAAGTCGGAACAGTGGATAATTACACCTTTAACAAGTTATCCCCAGCCTATCAAAAAGTATGGGGTGCTTTATGCACATTAGCCAAAACGGTTGAGACCACGCAGCAAGGCAGCCCACGCGCTTATGAGCTTGGGGACAAGATTTGGCTATCTGCTAAATCTGAAACAATAGCCGAGCGGGCAAATATTACGGTAAGAACATATTTTAGGGCTGTAACTCATTTTATTGAGCTGGGTTGGTTGGAGCGATATAAGTGTAACAACACAAACGGGCGTAAAAATAAGTTTGCCCCTGTTTTTTATAGAATCACTTTATCGCCGTCTGCTATTAAAAAAACCATGATGTTACTTACCTCGTTTTTACAGCTTCTATGCTTTACGAATCCATGTCATACAGACACTAAACTTTATAGTAATATATATATAAATAAGACTCTAAATATTGTAAGTAATGTGACAAAAGCGCACATGTTTGGTTATGCTAAGTCATTTAACAACCCTTTTATAAAAAAAGGAGGGGGAGGGGAGATGAGCGAAGCGACAATCAACCATGTTTTGGAAGAATTAGCAGCAACAGTTACGCCAGCCACTACAGAAAACCAATTGCGTAGTCAGGTCAATACCATATTGTGCAAACACCTTAAACGTGATGAGGTTGATTATAGAGTCGTTGAACAAGCCACCAAGCGAGCTATTGCATATATCAGCAAAAAACGCGGTGAGCAGAGACTACGCCAAACGCATGAATATATGGCAAGCCGTCCTTTTGGGGTTATGGGTAATGCGTCGAAAACAAACAAAAACGATACGCCACACGATACAAGAGCAGCTGAGATCGCTTTATATTGCTTTACTAAGAAAATTATGCCTACGCCCGAAATTATTGACACATACAGCAAAATTTCCGATGCTGCTGAGCGAGAGGTATTTAAAAAAGGGTTAGTTAATGAAAATTTATGAAGATGGCTTTGAGTTTGAACATACGATCAATATATCCCCGATGTGTATGCATGCTAGCGGTTATAGCCATCAAGCGAGGGCCAAAGTGCTTGTTAATGCTCGAGATAGTGAGCGAATAGCCTTTAATGTGGCATTAGAAAACGTCAAAGAAGAGATTATGGCCAAGAACCCATCTATGTTAAAAAAAGCTTTGTTCTGTGAAATTGCCATGTTTATACCTTGCTACCAGAACAGCATAAAAAGTGTCTATCACTGTGCTGAGCCATATATTGAAATAGCATCATCCTATTTTATAGGTGGTGTGCGAAGCATTATTATGGGTGGAGGTAAAAATCTTATTGGGTATTCTACGGTAAAGTTTTCAATCAATAGTTTACAAAGTGATAACTTGGGCAAGATCAAATTTAACCTGTTTGAAGTCCCTGAACGCACGATAGGGCGAGTAGACGTCAAAAAAACTTGTAGTAAAGATAAGTACAGTTGTTTAAAGTTTGATTGCGAGACTCATGACCAAGAAAAAAACTAACTACAAGGCATACCACGAAGACACAAAGACAAGACCTTTAACTAAATGGCAGGAAGATTATCGAAACTGTTTTGATTTTTCGTTTCGTCCAGTAACAGAAAGGTTTATAGAACAATTTTTTAGTGACATGGTGAAAAGCTGTGCTGATGATGATGGGTGTTTATCGATACAAGAGTACTTTTTAAGTAAGGGAGTCAACAGTAAGACATTCTATGCGTGGTGCCAGAAGTGGGAACTAGCTGGCGATGCACTTGAGACAGCCAAAGAGTTGATCGCGCTTAAAAGAGAAAAGCTAGCGTTAAAGAACAAGCTCAATGCTGGTGTGTTTTTGGCCATGCAGCCAAAATACTGCCCCGAATATAAAGCTTTGATGGAGTGGAAAGCGTCCCTGCATAACAAAAACCCTATAGATGACAACCGCATTAATGTAATCATTAATGAAGTTCGCTCATCTGACCTAGTAGTTAAGGCTGGCGAAAGCAAGCTACCAGAGCAGGAATTGACCAAGGCTGTGGGTAAGTTGATTAGCGAGTATAAAGAAGAGCTGTAAAAGTGTTGACAAGTGTTTAAATCTGTGCCATAATGTTTGTATAAGTTAATCAATAGAAAGTAAGATTATGTTTACAAACAAAATTACAAAAAAAAAGTTGATGTTTATTGCATGGATAGGAGCAATAGCTTTTTTTCGCTCAACTTGCCCGTTACTAGTAGGGATTCTTTTGCTAGCTGGTTTGCTATGGCAAGATACTTTTGGCGATCATTATAAATAAATTATGTAAATCAATAGAAAGTAAGATTATGGAATTTAGAAAAGTAAGATTTGATTATATCGAAGATAAGGTTCATGCAACTGTTTTTATCAACGAAGTATTGGTAGCTGAACTAGTTTTTAAGGTTTTACAAGATGGCATGTGTGTTAGAGAACGCAACAATCAAGTTTATTTTGAGTGCAGTGATAAAAGTTTTATAGCAGCAATTGAACTAGCAGCAATGCGCTTTGTTAGGGGTCAAACATGCTAAACGAAATTATCTTTATAGTATTGCTGGGGATATTGTTTTTTATTTGCCCAGCGCTGGCGATAGTACTAATGTTGCTTGGTTTAAGTGTTGATATAATTACTCACCATGATAATAATGACAATCAAGATTACTATTAATAAAGGAAAACATGACTATTAAACAACGTATTAATTGGCTCGCAGTAAGACATATGCCATTACCTTTATGGTTATTGAAGGTAAATGGTTAATATTATCGTGAAACGATAACGGTATAGCAAGGAAGTTAACGTATATACGCATAAAAAAGGGGTATAGTAATGATTTTAGTATGTATGCGTTGTCAGGATCAATTAACGCCTGATAATGCAGTAGCAAACGGATTTAGCAAGTCTGGCATCATGAAGTACAAAACATCTTGCCGTGAGTGTTATAACACGCAGTATAAAGAAAAGCGCGAGGCTAAAACGAAGGCCATAGCTGAACAATTATCAGCCTTTCAGCCGATGGCTATGGCAATAGTTGAGTCTAAGGCTATCAAGAATTTGCAAGTTAGATACACGTTTAATATGCCTCCCGAAGTTTATAGTTTATTGCATAGAAAAGAGCTGTTGAATATCTATCAAGATTTTATACGTAGTAAGCTGGAAGTGCCTAGTGGTTATGTAGTCAAATGTATAGCAGACTATACGAGCAATTATTTAAGCCATATAGTTTCAGATGCTAGCTTGTTGGAAGCAATCAAAACACAATTATCACCCCAAATACATATAACATTTACACATGAATAAACTACATATTTTATTATTATTTAGCATCGTTAAACCAAGCGAGACACCACCAGCTCCAAAAGGTAAGCCTAGCCCTAAGACTTATATGTTTAGCATGGCTGCTCCGTTTGTAGCTTGTGTAGATGACCAAGGAATAAGCGCATGGCCGACAGATGAAAAATCAGTATGTCGTAGCTCTCAAAGCCTTAGGGGTAGTTTGATATGGCAAGTCCCACGTGAGCATGACGGTGCCCCTTTTATAGCGGAAGAAGCGCCACAAGTTGTAGATGACTTTTTACGTCGTAGTGTCGGAGAGGTTGAGCAACTTATAGAACGCAAAGAGCTGGCTGTAAATCAACGTTACGGCAGCATGTCCAATACCTTGTTGATGTATGCAGTACTCAGAGACCGCAAAGATTTGTGCGAGCTGCTCATAGACAAGAATGCCAACATTATGTTACGCAATAATCACAACCTGTCAGCATTACAGTGGGCGCGCATTAACGGCAGCCACAAAGAAATCGTGGAGCTGTTGGTTAAGAAAGGTGCGGAGTAACCCCCATATTTATGTAGCAGAAGTATAAATGAGACGTCTGTTTTAGTTAGACGGACTCCCTAGGGGAAGTAGAGAGTCCAAACAGATAACGAATCGCGAAGGGTATTCATCAATGAAAACAAAACACAGTTATTTTATTATCATTTTTTAGAAAGCGTAAGCACATGAAAAAACTAATATTATTATGTAGCAGTCTGCTACTAAGCACAAACAATGTATATCTAACAAGCACAGAGCAGCACGTTGGAGACATAGCGGGCATACTTGAAAATAACAACGCACATGCTCTCAGTTGCACGATTAACCTTGTAGGCTGTAAACACTTTAGCCCATGTCTAAAGAAGCTTGCTAAGACGTTTTTACCAGGTCTATTGAACTGTAAACGGTTTGACAATATCAGCCACGCTAAATTAAATGATGGCTTCAAAGCATGTTTGTTTAATGATGACGCGACAATATCACTACATATCAAAGGCGCAGACATTTACATCGAAGTAACTAACAGTAAACCTTTTAATCCGTATTTAATAAGTGCATACTTAGCTAACTTCTTTCAAGCAGCGTATTTTAATTCGTGCGTCTTACTAAGATAGTTAACAGTCCCCTGAGTCAATTGCCTGACTTGGGGGTATTTGCTTTGCGGACTATGTAAAACAAGGCATATATCCACACCAAAAATAATAATACATTTGTCATAGCACACCTTTCTAGTAAATTTGCTACAGTACTATAAATTAGTAACAAATTTAAAGGAGTTATGCCAATGCTTTTTCCGCAATTAGCGCCTGAGTATTACCAAGAGGATGATAAAGACATTCTTAAAAGGATGGAGGCTTTCTATGCTGAATCCATCACGATCAACCAGAACTTCTGGGGAGAAGGTTCCATTGATACCCGCTTCTTTAGTGGTGATCAATCTGTTTATGGTGACCTAGGATTATACGGAAATCTACCAGCGAACCGCCGAAGAACGTTTAATTTTAACCGTATAAGACGTGTAGTTAATATGATTTCTGGCCATCAGAGACGCTCCAGAAAGTCTATTATAGCCGTGCCAGTCGAGAGTTCAGACAACCAGACGGCCGACCAACTAACCAAAGTCTTAATGTGGAACTGTCGCCAAGAGAACATACTTGAGACCATATCAGAGGCGTTTGAAGGTGCATTAGTTACAGGTATGAACCTGTTACATCTATACGTTGACTACCGCAAAGACCCTATTGCAGGACAGATTAAGGTAAACAACTGCTCTTACAACGAGTTTTTAATAGATCCGTTTTTCAGAAAGCACGACTTAAGCGACTGTAATGGTATTTGGAAGCGTACATATCTAACTAAAAAAGAAGTTTTATCTTTATTACCTGACCATGCCAACGAGATATCTACCATGATTGGTAACCCGTACGGCGGGTCACGCGATGCTAAGTTCCAATTCATGCCAGAGTCATACAACTATACTATGAAGAATTTGTTGACCTATGATCAGTTCTACTACAGAGACTTCAGACATCAAAAGATGCTGGTTGATACGCAAAGCGGTGAGACGTTTGAATGGAAGTCTAACGATGAAGATGCATTAAAACTATTCTTGCAGACCTATCCTAGCGTAACCGTTATCGAACAAGAAGTGCCAAGCGTAAAGCTTGCTATTGTGGTGCAAGGCAAAGTATTTTACAACGACTACAACCCAACAGGCAGCGACTATTACCCATTTGTACCCGTTTTAGGTTACTACCACCCACAGCAGCCAGACTATGTGAACCGAATCCAAGGTGTAGTTCGTGGGCTCAGAGATGCACAATTCTTATACAATAGGCGCAAAGTAGCCGAGCTGGACATCTTAGAATCTCAAATAAACAGCGGCTTTATTTACAAAGAAAACGCACTTGTAAACCCTGCTGACGTTTTTTTAACTGGACAAGGCCGAGGCTTAGCGTTAAAGCGTGATGCTCAGATGTCAGACGTGCAAAAAATTGAAGCGCCACAAATACCACCAAGTATGATACAGCTTAGCGAAATTCTAGCCCGTGAGATCCAAGAGATTAGCGGCGTGAATGAAGAGCTGCTTGGATCCGCAAACGACGATAAAGCGGGTATTTTAAGCATGCTAAGGCAAGGTGCAGGGCTGACCACATTGCAAACGTTATTTGACCAGCTGGACATGAGCCAAAAGTTACTAGGTAAGCAGATGATTGACCTTATCCAACTCAACTACACGCCTGGCAAAATCAAACGTATTATCGAGGAAGACCCAACAAGCGAGTTTTATAACAAGAACTTTGGTATTTACGATGTTGCTGTTGAAGAAGGATTGAACACATCTACCCAAAAACAAATGCAGTTTGCACAAATGCTACAGCTAAGACAAGCTGGTGTGCCTATTAGTGATATTGACTTGTTAGAAGCTGCGACTGTGCAGAATAAAAACAAGATTATCGAGAACACTGTTAGACAACAAGAGGCATCAAGCCAAGCGCAGCAAGCTCAAGCACAATCAGCGGCAGAGTTCCAAGCGGCGCAAGTCAGGTTGGCAGATTCACAAGCACAAGCCAACATACAGCTTGGAGCTGAAAGACAATCACGTATCCAAGAGAACTTTGCACAAGCTCAAGAGCGTTTAGCTGAAGCTTCCAAGGATGATCAACAAGGTTTACTCAACTTTGTGAAAGCTTTGAAAGAGCTAGACAATATAGACTTGATGCAGCTCGAAAGACTTTTAAGTTTGCAGAAGCTTTTAAAAGATACAGAGTCAAGTAATATGATTAAAACCTCTGAAGATAGAGGCGCAAACCTTGCTCAAGAGAGCAATTTCTTAGGAGTCCAATAATGGCAAAAAGATATCATAACGGTAATGGTAACGGCATGAAGTCTATGGAATCAAGAGACCTATACAGCGGCAAAACATCACGCCGTGAGATGGAATCAAGAGATGCAGGTATGATTTCTGAAGACAAATCAGCTATTGCTAACCTTCCACAAAACGTAATCATGAAAGCATACCCAGCTTGTGCTTACGATTCATATAACTTGAATGATGACATCAAAGGTATTGATGTACAAGTTCGTGATGATGTTATGGGTGGTAAACGCAAATCTGGCGAAAAATACCCATCGAAATATTAGATCATGGCTCAAGCACCAAGACAAAATAATAAGGCTACCAAGATAGCTTATAACATTCTTGGGAAGCCAAGTAACTTGACGAGCAAACAAACACGCAAGCAAAAGAAGCGTGATAAGTTAATTGATTATCAAGATACTGCTAGAGCTAAATAATATTGCAGGGGGCTAATAACTCCCTGCTTTTAGGAACATGATTATGAAAAAAAAATCACATATGCAAGATGCCTTTTATCAGGCTATAGGGTCGGCGTATCAACTAAATCCCCGTAAGCAAGAGAAGGTAGATAGCAGAATGATCTTTGAAGATCAAATGTCTATTAGTAATTTGCCAGAAAAAGCTATTCATCAAACCTTTAATGCTAGTAGGTTTGCTGAAAAGTTAATTTTGCCTAACGATGAAATTACAGGTGAGTAATGAAAAAAGAAGTAATACGTCATTTAAAAAGCGATAAGGCTATGTTTAAACGCGAAGCCGCTGAAGATGAGAAGTTAATTAAACGTATGTCTAAAAAACATAAAGAACATGAAGCTGCTGAAAAAAAAGCTGGTTACTCTGAAGCCATGGAGCACAGTAAATCAAAGTCTAAAAAGAAAGCCAATGGTAAGTCAAAGGCTAAGATGAAGATTACTAAAGTTATGGAAGAGTTTAAAAAAGGTGAATTGCATTCTGGTAAAGGTGGGCCAGTTGTCAAGAAACCTAAACAAGCCATCGCTATTGCAATAAGCGTATCTAAAAAGAAGCGCAAATAAATTAAGCCCTAGTCGTCTAATTGGTGAGGACATTGCCCTTTCACGGCAGCAATCGTGGGTTCGATTCCCCGCTAGGGTGCCAAGCATCCCTAGCATTGTAAAAACACTGTAATAATATGTTAGATATAGTAAATTAGAGACAGTTTTTTTAAGTGCTAGGGGTTTATATGTTTCTAATGCGTGTATTAAAAGCTGCTACAGTTATACAAATATTGCATGCTGGAGAGGCTAGAATAGATATTAATGACTTAATGCAAAAACAAATTGCATATGCACAGACACACCCAGAGTTTTACAAAGACTTGCCTGTGCCTAATCTTTTTCCACAACCAACATCACCATTACCCCCTACAGCCAAAAAACAAATTGTATCTAAAGCTATTGCAGCGTTTAAATCAGCTAGCCCAGCTCATGACCCAGCAGTAGAACAGATAGAGTTACAAATGAACACCAGTCCTGTTGTAGAGCCTGGCATGTCTACGCTAGTTCTTAATGCTATGACCAACGCTTTAGAGCAATTACAACGCCAAAACTCACAGAAAGAAGAGCAGCTACAAGAAGCTGTGCCAAAAACTAAGGCGTATGCGGGTAGTGCAACTACTGCCGTACTTGGTATTGTTTGTACGTTATTGGTTAGGTATTTAGACAAGAGTAACTGTTAAGGAGACGTATGAAAAAATCTTATAGAACCCCTGCTTGGACTAGGGCAGAAGGCAAGAATCCTGCTGGCGGTCTTAATGCCAAAGGCAGAGCATCAGCTAAAGCACAAGGTAGTAACCTAAAACCACCTGTAAAATCTGGCGACAACCCACGCAGAGCATCGTTTTTAGCTCGTATGGGTAATATGGCTGGTCCAGAGTTTAAGCCTAACGGTGAGCCTACTAGGTTATTATTATCATTGAGGGCATGGGGCGCTAGCAGTAAGGCAGATGCTAGGGCTAAGGCGGCGGCAATATCAAAACGTAACAAGGCTAAAAAGTGATCATATGGCTAACTACACTAATCCTAAGCTTCGTGAGTCTATTAAAGATCGTATTATGGCGAGCGATAAAGGCGGCAAAGCCCATGAATGGTCGGCTAGAAAAGCACAGCTGGTGGCACTGGAGTATAAGAAGGCGGGAGGCGGCTATACTGGCGGTAAGACCAAAAAACAAAAGTCGTTGTCCAAATGGACTGGCGAAAAATGGCAAACCAAATCAGGTAAACCGAGTACCCAAGGATCTAAAGCCACAGGTGAAAGATACCTTCCAAAAGCAGCTATAAAAAAATTGACACCTCAAGAATATGCTGCTACAACAAGAGCTAAACGAGAAGGCACGCGACAAGGTAAACAGTTTGTCAAACAGCCTAAAAGGGTATCAAAGAAAACAGCTAAAGCGAGGTAGTAATGAACTCTGAATTTTATAATCACGTTAGAAAATCGTTAAAAATTGAAGACGTTATAAAGTCATACATGCCATTAGAATTAGACGAGGGATTCTATTATGGTTATTGCCCGTTTCATCCCCGCACAGGTCAAAAGCTTAAAGACTTCACTGTAAATCCCAAAAAGAATGTATATTATTGTTTTGATTGTCATACTTGCGGCGATGTAATTAGCTTTGTAGCTCAAAAAGAAAACCTAACTTTGCATCAAGCGTTTGATAAATTGTGTGAAAAACACAATATCAAGATGCCTGCTAAAGTTGTCTTGAAGGTCGTAGGTTGATTGTTACGCTTGGCGTAGATCCAGGGTTGCAAATATGTGGCTTAGCAGTAGTCAGCAAACAAGCTAACAAATTATCCTTGTTGGAGTATGTAAGCTTCAAGTTGACTGCTAACACCCCTACGCATAAAAAACTAGAAGCCATCTATAACGCTATAATCGAACTTATCGACAAGCACAAGATAACTAATCTATCAATAGAAACCTCTTTCTTACAGCACAACGCTCAGACTTTTTTGAAGCTAGGTTTTGTGCGTGCTATAGCGCTGCTAGCAGCTGCTCAAAAAAACATGACTGTGCAAGACTTTACACCGTGCCAAATCAAAGAAATACTAACTGGCACAGGAAAAGCTACAAAACAACAGATACAAGACAGAGTGAAAAATTTATTCCCATCGGCAACACAATTTGTATCGTATGACAGTAGCGATGCAATAGCTGCGGCAGTATGCGGTTGCTTTTAGAAAGGTATTATGAACATCAAGCTTGACTCAATCAAACTAAAGCCGTATCAAGAGTTAATAATTGATGCTATTGAAAACAAAGGCTATCGGAAAGCGGTAGCTATTATGCCACGCCGTAGCGGTAAAGATGTAGCTGCTTTCTGGTTATGTGTCAGACAAGCATTAAAAAAGACATGTAACATATTTTACATAGCCCCAAGTTATACCATGGCTAAGCGGATCATATGGAATAGTATTTTATCTGATGGTCGTAGGTTTTTAGATCTAATTCCGCCACAAGTAATAAGCTCGATGAACAGCCAAGAGCTACTTATACGTTTTATAAATGGCTCTACTATCCAGCTTATAGGTGCACTAAACTATAATAACTTGGTAGGTTCTAACGCCTATGCTGTAGTGTTTACCGAGTACTCTATTTTCCAAGACGGCGGCAAATGTTACCAGCTAATTAAGCCTATATTGGCATACAACGGCGGTTGGTGCTTGTTTGTGTCGACACCTCGGGGTAAAGCTAACCACCTGTATGACTTGTGGCAGGTAGCCCGTGATCATAAAGACTGGTTTGCCTTAAAGCTAACTCTTGATGAAACCAAGCACATTAAGCTAGATGAGATCAACAAAGAGCTAAACGAAGGCTTAACTACACCAGATTTAATACAACAAGAATATTATTGTAGTTTTGCTGGAGTAGATAGTGGTTCATATTGGTCAGCGCAGCTAGATAAGGCTAGAGTAGAGGACAGGGTGCAGCGGTTTGAGTACGATCCTACGTTTAAGGTAAATACATCTTGGGATATAGGTTACAGCGACAGCACGAGCATATTGTTCTACCAAGTCATAAACAACAAAATTTATATTATAGACGAATACTCTTGCGAGCGTGAGGCATTGACTCATTACGTCAAAATAGTGCAGCAGCGTCCATATTTATACGGCTATCACATAGCACCGCATGATATTAAAGTGCATGAGTTTAGTAGCGGTATAACCAGATTAGAGACAGCGCGGCAGCTGGGTTTAAATTTTACGATTGCCGATGATATTGGTTTGATGGACGGAATAGATTGTGTGCGTAATACGTTTAACAGAATATTTATAGATGAGCGTTGTAAGACTCTTTTGCGGGCTATAGAAAACTATCGTCCTGAGTATGACGCTAAACGGCAGATGTACAAAGATAGACCGTTGCATGATATCCACTCACATATGGCAGATGCGTTGCGGTATTTGTGTGTTAGCTTACCAAAAACAAGAGATGACCATACTACAGCAGAAGAACTAGACAAACGATATAGACAAGCTGTTTATGGTAGTGATAATATGCAATCAGGATTTTTCAGTAATGATAAGTTTTAGAGTGGCATGACATTTATAATCAAACAATAAAAAAAACTACTTGGGTACAAATCTCATATCATGCCACAGGAGAGATAATGTATACTAAAGTTAACATAAAAACAGCATGAGGTAAATATGGCAGATACGGTTGGTAAAATATCTAGTGAGCTGTTAAAAAAAGCTCCTGATAGTAGAGACCCTATAGAGTTGCAACGTGAGATACACAAGACTTATGAAAAAGATTTTTATGAGTGCTTGCGGCGTGGGAGACAACAATATACAGGCGAGTACTATGTAGTTGTGTTGACCAAAAAAGAACGCTTAATGGAAAACGTTTTGCGTAACTACTTTTTATGCCGTACGTCATGCCCTACCCCAGAATACGACCAGACAGTCTACAAGATACATAAAGACGATAAGATACAGTTTTTGTGGGTGTTACCATCAAAAGATACCTGCGAAATGTTTATACGGCATGCAGGTGAGATAGTACCAGACGAAAGATGGTTGTTGTATTATGTACTTGCCGACCAAAACGGCGACTTGTTAAAGCTGTCAAAGCAGTTAAATAATGAAGCAGATAACTCAATATTGATAAAGGCGTAAGGATATGGATTTACCAATAGCATCACAATCACAAATAGATCAAATGAATAGAGAGGCAGCTAAAAAAATGCAACAGGAAGGTATTGAAATGATTGAAGAGCAAGTAGTTGAGCAAGTGCAAGAGGAAGCTGTTGAGGAAGCCCCACAGCAAACGATACAGGCGCAACCAGATCAATCTATTGAGGCGGAGCTAAAGAGCGTTAAAGACGAAAATTGGCGTTTACTGCGTCAGTCTAAAGAAAAGCTACAGCGTGAATTAGATGAAGCCCGTGAGTTACTAGCACAGCGACAAGCTGCAACAAAACCAGCTGAAGAAGATGTCGACCTAAACGACTTGGGTATAACGGAGAATGATTTAGCTGAAGGTCGCCACATTTTAAGTATTAAAAAAGAGTTGGCTGCACTAAAAAAAGCTAGAGAAGAAGATTCTAAGCGTATGGCTATGTCTACCGCTGAGATGCGTATTAAAAACGACTTCCCAGATTTTGAGAAGGTAGTGTCATACGAGAATCAAAAGAAGCTACGTGAGATTGATCCAGATGTAGCAGACGCTATTTTAGCTACAGGCGATGTTTATAAAGCCCACGCCATGGCGTACAAGATGATCAAGCTATTAAATATTCATCGTGATACAACATACGATGCTGACAAGCTCAAAGCTCAACAGAACTTAGCTAAGCCTAAGTCGTTGAGTAGTATTGCACCACAAAAGAGCGAGTCGCCTCTAAGTCATGCCAATGCTTTTGCTAACGGTTTAACGCCAGAGTTAAAAGACCAGTTAGTCAAAGAGATGTTTGCAGCACGTCAAAACTTATAAAATTATAGGGGGTAGTATCAATCTGCTCCCTAAAGTTGACCCTGATATACTTTTTGCTAATATAAAGCCAGCCGTAATGAGAACTCGCTACTCTCGCCTTTCTTTAATGGCCGTATAGATTCTCGCCAAATCATCTGACTGTAAAAAGACTCGTCATCTTACTTGAAGTACATTGATTAACTTTAATTAAGGAACAAAAATGGCAGTTACAACAACCTCTATTTTGCCATCGCCAGTTCAACAAAGCTTTAGTTATAAGCTATTGTCCGTACCTGTGCCGAACATGATTCATAATATCCCAGCAATGCGTAAAAATATGCCTCGTAATGGTGGTAATACTTTACGTATGCGTAGATATAACCCACTACAAACAGCTATGGTTCCTTTGGGGAACAGTGGTATTACTCCACCACCACAAAACCTAACAGCTGTGGATAGACGTTAATGTCCACGTTAAATCTTTGGTAATTGACTTGAAGTCCTACGGCGCAAGCTATGGTAACAAGGGGCAAGCAGGAATAACCGTGCAGCCTGAGAGACTAAACCCAAAGACTCGCAAGAGATGTGATAGTCCAACCCTTGATCGAAAGACAAGGAGGCGTACAGAAATGATCGCCCGCCTAGCAATAGGTTAAAAAGTAATAGAAGATTGACGCAAAGATTTCGTTTTACGGTAGAAGCTAGGTGCCGTAATAGTTTAATACGCAAAGACCTATGTCGTATTGAACGAGCAGGTTTTTAAAATATGATCTTTGAAATATTTGGTTTTGCAAGCAGATGGCCTGCTTTAAATCCGCTCTGATTGACTTGGAAACCCACCGTAAAGACGAGGGCAACAAGGGCGAAGATATTTAATAAGTTTTATTAATATGCTTAAGCTTTAAATACATATCCTTGCGATAAGAAAGTAAGTCATCAGATAAACGAACGTTGGCATTCGACATAGTTGTTGAAAACTCATAAAAAACTTCCGCATGTGCTTTTTTTATAATCATGTACGGTTCGCACGCTTTTAAAAGTGTAGCTGCATTATGAGAACATAGAGACCACGTATAACAAGCCCGTCTATTTGGCACTTGTTTGCGTTGGCGTATGTTTCCACCAAAATTTTCAACAATCCAGTTGAGCAACGGTAAATTTGTATTAGTAACTATAAGACGCAGTGAATAATAATCACATTTGCGATTATGACGTATACTTTGAGATTGAATTTCAATAGTAATACTGCCTTCACCGTCTATAATACCAGCTAAATAACTAAGTTTTTCTGATGTCCAATTTTTATTCATGTATTACAGTGTACCATATAAAAACATAAATGTCACGCTGAGAGACTGAGGCGAGTGGACACCTTAAGGTGAAGCGACAGTCCGATCCCAAGGGATGACTTTGGGAGTAGGGAATAACAAGACCTACCGCCAAATAGAAACTATTTGGTCAAAAAAAGTAACAGAATAATGCACATTGCAAAACCAAGATCCAGTTCTTAACGAATGTGCAGCACGACTAGGCGTATCGCTACGTCAAACCGAAGATCAGTTAACACGTGATATGTTGGCATCAACAGCATCATTTATTAACTGTGTTGGTGGCGTAAACGGCGACAGCCCAACCGAGCTAACATTGTTAGACGTGTCTGAAGTAACACGTGTATTACTAGGTAACAACGCTTATACAATCTCCGATAACATCGAAGGTGAAGATAAGTTTGGTACAGCACCTGTTCGTGATGCGTATTTTGCATTATGTCATACAAACATGACTAAAGAGCTAGAAGGCGTTAATAACTTTACATCAAAAAGTAATTACCCAGCTCCTACAAATGCATTACGTTCTGAGTGGGGTTGCGTAAACAACCTTAGATTCTTGGTATCAAGCATCGGCTCAATTAGCCCAAATGCTTCTGTTAATGGTAGCGATGTGTATAACATCTTCTGCGTTGGTATGGAAGCTTATGCTACTGTACAGCAAGATGGGTACTCAGCGTCGTTTATTTACAGACCGCCAATTTATGATGGCCCATTAGCGTTGAACGCTTCTGTAGGCTACAAATTTGCGACATGTCCAAGAATAACCAACGATCTCTGGGTTATCAACCTAAGAGCTACATTAGCACAATAAGGAGATATTATGGACGGAACAATTATAGTACGTGGTAATTTCGTATCTACCGGTGCGGATAAAACTATTGTATTTAGACCAGGTGTAAACTGGATTACTGTATTTAACATGTTAGCTAATGATGGCGTTGGTGCTCCATTACAGTTTTATTTCCAAACTGGAATGACTAACGGTGTTGCTATTGATGGCGCCGGTGCAACAACAGCTCCTGCAGGCATGTTTACAGTAATCGATTACTCTAACCCTGCTAACTTTGCATCTATTAAATACACAACCACTGCACAAACAAGCGCAGTTCAGCCTGTAGTAACATCTGCGGCTACAACAGCTGCAGTAGCTGTAGCTGTTGGTAATATCGTACGTATTACTGGTAGAAACGTTGCTGGTGTTTTAGGTGTGCCTGTATTTGGTAACTATGGCGTAGATATGATTGTCAGCGTTGTTGCTGGTAACGACTACACATTATTGGGTGCAAATAACGCATTAGCTACAGCTTCTGGCGTTGTTGGTACTGATGGTGCTTTACAGCGTATTGATATTAGCTCAAGATTCTATCCAGCTAACAGAATCATTACTAGCATCACACAAGCTGCTGGTGTTATTACTGTTGCTACATCTGTGCCTCACGGTATGACTGTAGGACAGCAAGTAAGATTTGATATACCTGCTGTTTGTGGAGCAGGAATTAGTGCTTTATTAAGCGCTAGTTCAGCAAATAACTATGTATCAGCTACAGTAACAAGCGTAGTTGCTAACACAGCTGCTTTAGCTGGTTTTGGATCAGTTCGCTTTACTATCGACATTGTTGGTAGCGGTGAAGCTTTTGCTTATCCAACATCTGCACAAGTTGCTGCTGGTTCACAATTGCCAGAGATGATACCTTTCGGTCAAGACACAGCTTACTCAGTATCACAAAATGCTAACATTTTGGCTGATGCTACAGTAAACCAAGGTTTTGTTGGTATCAAACTAAGAGGCGGTGCTGCACGAGCAAACAACCCAGCTGGTCAAGCAGGGGATGTTATATTCTGGAAAGTTGGAGCTTGCTTTAACTCTGAAGAATACGCATAATCTTATTCATTTGGGAGGGGTTGCGCCCTCCCTACAATTAACAAGGGAGTAATCATGGAAAGAAAAAAGTTAACAAGTAAAGAGATGGAAGCCTTACGCAACCGTGATGCCGAAAAAGTAAGCGGCAAGTTTATCTTTCACGAAGTGCCAGGCGGTGTCATGGACTTTAGTATAAAATTATACAAAGGCGATGCCCCACAAAACTATTCGTTGCGTGATGGTGAGATATATGAGTTACCACTAGGCGTAGCACGTCATCTAAACACTAATTGTTTTTACCCAGTGCATTCTTATAGCCAAGACGAGTTTGGTAAGCCTATTGCTAAGATTGGGCAAAAAGTACGCCGTTGCAGCTTCCAGTCATTAGACTTTATGGGTATCGATGCCCAACCAAGTAAAGAGATTATTACTGTAGAAAGGATCTAGATGCCGATACTTGCTGTAGCTACGCCAATATTCCAACCTGCTATGCGTGTTATAACTAACATAACTAACTCAAACCCTGTAGTTATTACTACATCATTTGATAATCAGTATGTTACTGGTTTAATAGTACGCTTATATGTGCCTCAAGGTTACGGCATAACTCCTCTTAACCATGTTGAAGCACCTATAACAGTACTAACCAACACTACATTTTCTATGCCCATAGACACAATTAATATGCCAGCATACACAACGCCAGTAGGAGCGGAACAGTTTGCACAAGTAGTGCCAACAGGCGAAATTAACAGCATTTTATACGCGGCAACTAGAAATATATTGAATTAACAATTCAACTGGTTTGTAAGTTTGCTAAGCTATAACCAATTTACATAATAAGGATGTAGTATGGCAGATTTACAAACCATCAGAACTAAAGTAAGACGGCTTACCCGTAGCCTGTCTCCCTCCCAGCTAACAGATGCTCAAATAAATGACTATATCAACACATTTGTTTTATACGATTTTCCAGAGCATTTACGCTTAGCAAACCTACGTGAGACATTCAGTTTTTATACAACTCCATACGTAGATACTTATGATACAGTTACAGCTCCACCAGAAAGTCCGCTGTTTGATTTTAAAAATAGATACATTACTGTACACCCACCAGTGTTTATAGCTGGTTATCAATCTTGGTTTTGTGAAAGCAGAACATCTTTTTTTGGTGTATACCCGCAAATAAACTCTATAGCCCAAACATCTGCTACAGGTGATGGCAACGTGGGACAAGCTATAACATTTACAATTAATACACAGCAAGCTAATACTGGCGGTGTTAGTATAACTACTTGTCTATTGCGAAATAGTATTGTGATAACAACTGTAGATGCGTTACAAAATGCATTAACTTTAATTGATTTACCAATAGCAGGTAATGGTATTTCAGGTAATTTGGTTGAACCTAATTTTTTAGGAACGGTACTTGGTACAATCAACTATCTTACTGGCGTTGTTAATATACCAAACGGCTTTAACCTTAACGGAGTAGCTACAGCAGCGTTAGCTGGAGCGCCTATATATTCTGAAACAGTATTAGTATCACCAAG